AGCCAACCCTAAATTAAAAATAATTCAAACAACACACACAGCGGAACTCGCATACCGGTTCGGTCGTAAAGTTAGAAACTTAATGGGCACTGGAGAATATAAAAATATTTTTGAAGATGTAAATTTAAGTGCAGATAGTAAAGCTGCTGGAAGATGGGAAACAAATTTCGGTGGAGAGTATTTCGCTGCTGGTGTAGGTGGTGCAATTACAGGACGTGGTGCAGATTTATTAATTATCGATGATCCACATTCCGAGCAAGATGCATTAAGTGAAACGGCAATGGATAATGCTTACGAGTGGTATACCTCTGGTCCTAGACAACGTTTACAGCCAGGAGGTAGAATTCTTATTGTCATGACACGGTGGTCCACNAAAGATTTNACAGGACAATTGATGAGAGCGCAAACAGAACCTAAAGCAGATCAATGGGAGGTTGTAGAGTTTCCTGCTATACTACCAAATAATAAACCAATTTGGCCTGAGTACTGGAAACTATCAGAATTAGAATCAGTCAAAGCTTCTTTGTCCGAACAGAAGTGGCAAGCACAATGGCAACAACAACCTACTTCTGAAGAAGGTTCCATTATAAAACGTGAGTGGTGGCAAATTTGGGATAAAGAAAAATTACCAGATTTAGTTCATGTAATACAAAGTTACGATACGGCCTATAGTAGAAAAGAAACTGCAGACTATAGTGCTATTTCAACATGGGGAATATTTTATCCTGATGAAGGAGCCAAGCCTCATGCGATGTTAGTCGATTGTAAAAAAGGTAGATGGGATTTTCCCGAGTTAAAAAAAATTGCATTAGAAGAATATAATTTTTGGGAACCAGAAACAATCATTGTTGAAGCAAAAGCAAGTGGTATGCCTTTAACACAAGAATTAAGAACAATGGGAATTCCAGTTGTTAACTTTACACCGAGCCGAGGAAATGATAAACACGTAAGAGTAAATTCTGTTTCTCCTTTGTTTGAAGCTGGCATGGTATGGCGGCCNGATGAAAGATGGACAGAAGATATGGTGGAAGAGTGCGCAGCTTTTCCGTANGGTGANCACGATGATTTAGTAGACAGTATGACCCAAGCTATGTTAAGGTTCCGTCAAGGTAATTTTGTTGTTCATCCAGAAGATTATGAGGATGTGCCATTGCAGCTTGGTACACAACGAAGTTATTATTAGGAGGGATTATGGCAAGTAGATTTAAAACATTACAAGACATGCTTGAAGACGCTATTATTAAAGGCGACGACGATCAAATAGAAATTATACAACAAGAATTATTTACGATGAATCCTAACTACGTTAAGGAAATGAGTGAAGGAGGTTTTGCAAAAGGAAGCGCAGAAGGTTCCGTTATAAAAATGAAACCAATGAAAATGAAATCTGGTGGACTAGCGAAGCGTGGTTATGGAAAGGCTAGAAGATAATGGCTGTTGATAAAAGAATTACAGGAGTTTCGAATCCTGATTTAACAATTGAAGAAGATGTTCAAGTAGGAATTAAAGAAACACCTTTTGAAACAGAGTTTGATGAACAGATAGAAGTACAAGAAACAGATGAGGGTGGTGCGGTTATTGACTTTGACCCGTCAGCCATGAACGATGTTCCGGAATTCGCAGACAACTTAGCAGAATTCTTATCTGAAGATATATTAACAGACATATCTACCGACATAGTAGGTGAATTTAAGGCGGACCGTGAATCACGGCACGAGTGGGAGTTCTCCTATACCAAGGGATTAGACCTATTAGGCTTTAAATATCAGGAAAGATCAGAACCTTTTCAAGGAGCAAGCAGTGTAACACACCCAATGTTGGCAGAATCAGTAACACAATTTCAAGCACAAGCTTTTAAAGAACTATTACCCCCATCCGGACCAGTTAAAACTACCATTTTAGGAGCAGAAACACCGGAAATTGTAGCACAAGCAGACAGNGTTCAAGATTATATGAATTATCANATCACTGATAAGATGGAAGAATACACACCAGACATGGATCAGTTGTTATTTCACCTTCCACTTGCAGGATCGGCGTTNAAAAAAGTTTATTATGATGCTACAAGACAAGCGGCTGTAGCAAAATTTATACCAAGTGAGGATTTAGTAGTAAATTATTTAGCAACAGACCTACAATCAGCGGAACGTGTAACACATATTGTAAAAATGTCAGAGAATGACTTGTTGAAACAGCAAGTTGCAGGATTTTATAGGGATGTTGACGTACAAACAAGCAATGAAGAAACATCAATACAGAAAAAATACAATCAACTAGAGGGAGTTAACAAAGTTTCTTACGAAGAAGATGTATATACTCTATTTGAAATACATTGCGATTTGGACATAGAAGGTTTCGAAGATAAAGACGGAGAATCTGGGGAACCTACTGGTATTAAGGTACCATATGTCGTTACTGTTGATGAAGGTTCCAATAAAGTTCTATCTATTTACAGAAACTACAAAGAAGAAGACCTTCTTAGAAAAAAAATCGAATATTTCGTACACTATAAGTTTCTTCCAGGCCTGGGTTTTTATGGGTTTGGTCTTATCCATATGCTCGGGGGCCTATCAAGAACGGCTACCTCCACGCTTCGTCAGCTTATTGACGCCGGAACGTTATCAAACTTACCAGCAGGATTTAAAGCTAGAGGAATTAGAATTGCCGATGATGATTCACCATTACAACCAGGTGAGTTTAGAGATATAGATGCACCGAGCGGTGACTTACGCTCAGGGCTAATGCCTCTTCCTTATAAAGGACCCGATCAAACATTATTTTCATTATTAGGTTTCTGTGTAGACGCTGGACAAAAATTTGCAGCGGTAGCAGACATAAAGATTTCGGAGACTAATACAAATGCTCCAGTTGGAACCACCCTCGCTATGATGGAACAAGGTGCTAAAGTTATGAGCGCTATCCATAAACGTTTGCACTACGCTCAAAAGCATGAATTTAAATTATTAGCAAANATTTTTGGTACATTCCTTCCTCCGGAATATCCATACATGGTGGTGGGTGGCAACCAAATGATTAAGCAAACAGATTTNGATGATCGTGTCGATGTTNTNCCTGTTTCTGATCCTAATATGTTTTCAATGTCTCAACGTGTGGCTTTGGCTCAAATGCAATTGCAATTAGCTCAAGCAGCTCCTGAACAACACAATCTTTATGAAGCATACCGCCGTATGTATCAAGCATTGAATGTTCAGAATATTGAGGCATTACTCCCTCCCCCTCCCCAACCTCAACCTATTGATCCCGGCATTGAAAATGCTATGGCTCTAGGGTTGAAACCTCTACGTGCGTTTGAAGGTCAAGATCATCAAGCGCACATAGATGCACATAGGGCGTTTATGTCGAGTTCTCTTGTTAAAAGTAATTTACAAGTACTGGCATTATTACANGGNCATATCTCTGAACACACAGCGCTATTNGCAAGACANGAGATTATGGAACAAATGGGACCTCAACTACAACAGATGCAAGCTCAAATGCAAAATCCTATGATGGCACAGAATCCGCAGATGCAACAACAGATGCAACAAGTTCAAGCTCAGTTAGAATCAGCAATAGCTGTTAGAATAGCAGAGATGACTAATAACATGGTAGCGGAAGAACAAGAGATGCTTGAAGCTGATGGTGCTGATCAATTAGTAGAACTTCGTCAACAAGAATTAGAGATACAAGCAGCCGATGTTCAACGTAAAGTGAATGAGGGCAAAGAGAAGATTGCTTTAGATCAAATGAAGTTTAAACAAAAAGAAGATCTCCAAGAACAAAAAATAGATTCTATAGAAGATATCGCTGAAATGAGAGCTAGGGTAGCTTTAAAAAAAATGGAAGATCAAACTAAACAAAAGAAGATGAAATATGACACTTAAAGAAGATAAATTAATTAATGACATTTATATAAAAGCGAGAAAACTTATAGAGCTTGAAAAACTTAACCCTATTGATTTCTCTGGCGCCTTGTTAAGTGTAGCTAAGCTTATCCTCGTAGAAGAGGTAGGAATAAAAGATGCAGAAATCTTATTTGATTTTGCTAATAAAAGTTTTATAATAGAAGCTGAACAAGTAACATACCACTAAAGGATAAATTATGGCATTAAATAACCCAAAACCAAAATTTGTAAATGGATCCTTATATCCAAATGCAAAGATGACTGTTTCAAAAGATATGAACCCTTATGCGGGACCTCATGTAAATAAACAAGAAATTGTTGATGTATATACGGCTAGTATGGAAGGACCGAAGGTTACACAAAACTTAGGCGCTGGACCAAAAGGCCAAAGAAGTAAAGCACAAATTAAAAAGGTTCCTTTTAAAGGTTTATTTTAATCACAAATTAAGGTAGACTATTTTTTTTAAAGGAGGTTTTATGAAACTTTTAAAAGATATATGGGCCCACTTAAAAGAGTGGAGCGACTGGGGAATGAAGGACTGGATCAAGGCCGGCATCGTAGCCGTAATTGTTATTGTAGTTCTAGGAAAAATTTCAGGAGCTGTATAAAAAATGTTAGGCGTTCTTCTTGACCGTTTAGGAGGCTCGAGTGGTGCGTTAAAAACTATTTCTAAAGTGGTCGATGACTTGCATACCTCAGATGAGGAAAGGCTAGACAAAAAAATATTGATGCAGCGTATTCAACA